TAACACGAAAAGCAATGCGGAAGAGGAGAAAGAAGGGTGGACATTAAAGATGACATACTAGATCTGATACGGGATCTTCCCGCAAACGTCAATGACACATCAACCACAACAGAGTTCAAGTTCCTAACAGTAGGCAGTGTGTTGTGGGCTTGTCATGACGAGATCAAGCAACTACGTGCAGAGGTAGCGAGGTTAAAAAGTGGTAGTGGTAAAAAGGGCAAGAAGGTGTACTGAGTGCAAGCAAACGTTTGCAACACCTGAGTCGTTCAGGTCGCATCGGTACTACAAACTCGGCAATTGCCGCACAGAGGAAGGATTAAAAGCAGCCGGTTTCATTCAGACCGCTAAGGGTTGGATGTTAGCTGTTACGGTGGGTAAAAAATGAGTTTCATCACTCTAGATTTTGAGACGTACTATTCAGACAAGTTCAGCCTGAAGCGGTTGACTACTGAAGAGTACATTAACGATCCGTTGTTCGAAGTCATCGGCGTTGCCATGAAGATCGACGACGACCCTACAGTGTGGTTCAGCGGTACGCACGAAGAGATCAAGGCGTGGCTGAACCAAGTTGACTGGAGTACATCTGCGCTGCTGTGCCACAACACACAGTTCGACGGGGCTATTCTGGCTTGGCAGTTCGGGATAGTACCGGCGAAGTATTTCGATACTTTGTGTATGGCACGTGCAATTCACGGGGTTGACGCAGGCGGTTCCCTTTCAACTCTTGTCCAACGATATTCTCTAGGAGAGAAAGGAACCGAGGTCATCAACGCACTAGGCAAAAACCGTGTGGACTTTACTCCCGCTGACCTTGCGCGTTACGGCGAGTACTGCATCAACGACGTTGACCTGACGTTCAAGTTGTTCACAACACTTCTATCCGAAGGATTCCCAACTGCTGAGTTGGACTTGATCGACATGACCTTGCGTATGTACACCGAGCCTGTACTGCAAGTGAACGATGCGCTGTTGGTCGAACGGCTTGAAGATATCAAGGCTGAGAAGACCATGCTGCTCAGTGGCCTGAAGGCTAAGTTGGGTTGCGACAACGAGGAAGATGTACGCAAGAAACTCGCTAGCAATCCTCAGTTCGCCGCCATCCTGAAAGATCTAGGCATCCCTGTGCCTATGAAGACTAGCGTGACTACCGGCAAGGAGACGTTCGCGCTAGCCAAGAATGATGAAGGTTTTATAGAACTCACCGAGCATGATGACCCGTTCATCCAGCAACTGTGTGCCGTTCGGTTGGGTACGAAGTCCACCATCGAGGAGTCTCGTGTTGAACGCTTTATTGGCATCGGTGCTAGGAATCGTGGTCGGCTGCCTATACCGCTTAAGTACTATGGCGCTCACACGGGACGTTGGGCGGGGTCGGACTCCGTCAATTTTCAGAACCTTCCTAGCCGTGACAAAAAGAAGAAGGCTCTTAAGAATTCTATCGTCGCGCCGGACGGGCACTATGTAATCAACTGCGACTCATCGCAGATCGAAGCGCGTGTCTTGGCATGGCTCGCAGGGCAGCATGATGTGACCCGGCAGTTTGCCAATGGCGAGGACGTGTACTCGATCTTCGCTTCCAAGATCTATAAGAAACCTATCACCAAGGCTAACCCGGTCGAGCGGTTTGTTGGTAAGACCTGCATTCTTGGACTGGGCTACGGTACAGGGGCTATGAAACTGCGTCACACCCTCAAGACGCAACCACCGGGGGCAGATATCGACGAGGCAGAAGCGAAGCGTATCGTAGATCTTTATAGACAAGAGAACGACAAGATTCCAGCTTTGTGGAAAGAATGCGATAACGCTCTGATACACCTTTCTGAATGGCCTACCGGAACTCGTGAGTACAGCATCGGACAGCACTCGGCTGTGTATGTCTCAGGAAAAGGCATAAGACTTCCTAACGGACTCTACATCCGCTACCCGGATCTGCGCCGCATGAGCGACCGCTACATATATAAGTCTCGCCGGGGTACGGTGAACATCTGGGGCGGCGCGATGGTTGAGAACATCGTACAGGCTCTCGCTCGCATCATTGTTGGCGAGCAGATGCTAAAGATTCAGCAGGAATATCGCGTTGTCCTCACTGTGCATGACGCCGCAGTCTGCGTAGTTCCTAGAGGAGAAGTCGATAAAGCACTTGAATTCATTACAAAAACCATGTCAACTCCTCCTACTTGGGCTAAAGACTTGCCCGTTGCTTGCGAAGCCAAGTACGGGAGTTCATACGGGGACTGTTAAATGTGGCGACCACGAAACGAGACTGAACAAGATCTCATTAATGAGAACAATGCTGCCAAAATTCTGGCGGAGAAATGGCAGGTATCAGTTCACAAACTCTCAGAAAGTTTGTACGGGCTGGACTGGGCATTCAGTCGCGACGAAAAAGTGGTCGCGTTTGGTGAGTTCAAGAAGCGCAGCAAGAAGTTCAACACTCTCCTGCTGAGCGCGGCTAAGTACCACAAGATGGTGCAACTGTATAAGCAGACCGGGATACCCACCTTCCTTATCGTGGAGTGGCCGGAAGGAATCTACTACCTCGATATGGGTGAGCCCGAGATGAAGTTGAACATCTTCATGGGTGGCAACTTCTCTAGAGCGCAGAACGGGGATTTAGAACCCATCGTGTATATCCCCGTCGATAAGTTCACGAAGATTGAAACATGATTAAGTGGTCGTTCTCAGGACTGAAGCAGTTCACCAATTGCCCTCGTCAATACTACGAGGTCAAGGTTCAACGTAACTTCGAAGTCAAAGAGACCGAAGCGATTCGCTACGGTAAGGAAGTTCACAAGGCGCTTGAGGATTACGTCCGCGACGGCGCACCTCTTGCTAAGAACTATCTACGCTTCAAGAACATGGTCGATGCCATCCTACAAGCGGACGGCGTTAGATACGTAGAACATGAGATGGCACTCGATGCCAATAAGACCCCGTGCGACTTCCACGCTCCGGAATACTGGGTACGTGGCATAGCCGACTTGCTAATCGTGGATGATGACCGTGCGTACATCGTTGACTACAAGACAGGTAGCGCACGATACCCTGATCCAAAACAATTGAAGTTGATGGCGTTAATGACCTTCGCCCATTTCCCGCAGGTGAAGTTCATCAAGGGCGGTCTGTTGTTTGTTATGCATAACGCATTCATATCAGATCAGTACAGGCGGGAAGAAACTGACAAGTTGTGGCTGGCGTTTTCAAGTGAACTCATGCGCTTGAAAGTTTCATACGACACGAACAACTGGCCCGAGAATCCAACCCCGCTATGCGGTTGGTGTCCGGTTAATACCTGTCAATTTAATAAGAAGAGGTAGCAGATGGAACAGGAAGCGGAAATTAAAAGGTTGAGGAAAGAACTTAGGAAAAAAGCCGACCGGATAAGGAAGCTAAAGAACGGAGAAGAGATACGCGACCTGTATGATGAACTAAAGAAGGGTCGAGATATGCGCTATGACCTTCTTATGCGGATTGATTCTCTTAAGAAAGAAATACTTCTTGGCAAAGAGAAGTACGGGCGATTAGAAGTAGTACACAATAAGTTGCAGGAAAAGTTTGAAGTTAACTTTGGGTTTCACGAATATATTAAAGACGCTTTATATCAGACAGCAGACCTGATGGAGAACCGCAATGCCATACGTAAATAAGGCTCGGCCTTACAAGAAAGAGTACAAGCAACAAGTAGAACGTGATGAACATGGCGACCGCATGGAGCGTCAACGCGCACGTAGGTCGTATGACAAGAAGGGGATCAACCGTAAGGGCAAAGATATTGCCCACGTCAAAGCACTATCAAAAGGCGGTAGTAACTCTGACGGCACACGCTTAGAATCCCCATCGAAGAACAGATCGTTCCGTCGTAAAGCGAACGGGGCGATGAAGTAATCCGCACAAGGCATGAGTGTGTAGGATAAGGGGTCACTGCCACCCACTACCCCTGCGTTTTTCATCGGCGCGTAACCATGCCTTCTAAAGACGACTTTGCTTCCTTGAGAGCATCCTCGGTCGGGCTTTAGACGACTGGCCCCCGTAAGGGGCTTACTTAATCAACGAGGAATTACGATGCAAGTTTTAGAGAACACTGCAATCAGGGTTACTCTGCCTAATGAATTAGCGGAGAAGGCGATAGGCAGTATTGAAAAGTGCAGAGTTGTGACGGATCTCGGTACACGCAAGGATCTAGTTGTGTACTGGGGGTTAGAAGAGACCTCGATACTTTCCGAGATCATCGACGAGAAGCAGCCTGATCCCAATCTGCCAAACACAGTCTCGCCAATGCTTCGCGACTACAACTGGCCGGGAGTGTTCACGCCGTTCAATCACCAGAAAGATACTGCGTCGTTCCTGTCATTACGGCGTCGGGCGTTCTGCTTCAACGAGGCAGGTACAGGTAAAACATCGGCAGCCATATGGGCAGCGGACTACCTGATGAATCTTGGCGAGATCAAGCGCGTACTAATTATCTGCCCACTCTCGATCATGCAGTCAGCATGGCAAGCAGACATCTTCAAGACTGCTATGCATAGAAAGTGCGGTATCGCACACGGCTCCGCAGATAAACGTAAGAAAGTTTTAGCCGGTGACTACGAGTTCGTCGTGATTAATTTCGACGGCGTTCACACGGTATTCGATGCAATTAAATCAGCAGCGTTTGATCTGATCATCGTAGACGAGGCCAACGCCTATAAGTCTGCAACCACGCGCCGTTGGAAGACGCTAGCGAAACTGATTACAGCAGACACCCGACTATGGATGATGACGGGCACCCCCGCTGCACAGTCCCCGCTAGATGCATTCGGGTTGGCTAAGTTGGTTAGTCCACTGCGCGTTCCGAAGTATTCTGGAGCGTGGCGGGATCGGGTCATGTACCAGATAAGTCGGTTCAAATGGGAACCGAAACTTAATTCCAAAGAGCAGGTTCACGCTAGCCTACAGCCAGCTATCCGCTTCACCAAGAACGAGTGCTTAGATCTTCCCGACCTCGTATATCAAACCCGTGATGTAGAACTTACTCCACAAGTTCAAAAGTACTACAAACACCTTAAGCAACAAATGCTTATAGAAGCAGCGGGCGAGAAGATCTCGGCAGTCAACGCAGCCGCATCACTAAATAAGTTATTGCAGATCTCGGGCGGCGCGGTCTACACGGATGATCGCAAAGTTGTCGAGTTCGACGTGTCCCCAAGACTAAATGCGTTGAAAGAAGTACTTGATGAAACGTTAAACAAAGTAGTAGTATTCATCCCATACATCCATACTATCGGAGTTGTGACGAAGTACCTGCAAGACCAAGGATACACCTGTGATGTGATACAAGGGTCTGTGTCGGCGACTGAACGGTCTGCCATCATCGCCCGGTTCCAACAGCAGACTGATCCGCGAGTCCTTGTAATTCAGCCACAATCAGCCGCGCACGGTATTACTTTGACTGCGGCAGATACGGTGGTGTTTTGGTCGCCCGTCATGTCTGTTGATACGTACCTGCAATGCGTGGCGCGTATTGATCGAGTCGGGCAGAAGAACAAGATGACTGTTGTGCATCTGCAAGGTTCGGACGCAGAACGACGAATGTATCGGATGTTGCAGGGCAAGATCGACAGCCATCAAAAATTGGTTGATTTGTACAAGCAAGAGTTGGAGGATGCAGATGAGTGAAGTAAATACTGAGGAACTAGTCGAGGTGTACCTGAGTATCCGCAACGAACGTGAGCGGATTCTTCGTGAGTACGAAGCCCAAGACGAACGCCTCAAAGACGACATGAAGAAGATCGAAACCGCTATGCTGTCGGTGTGCAACACCATTGGTGCAGATAGCATTAAGACCAAGAGCGGCACGATCATGCGTAAGTTGACCGAGCGGTTTCATTGCAGTGATTGGGAAAACTTCTCTAAGTATGTTCTCGATAATGAAGCACTTGAACTGCTCGAAAAGAGAATTCATCAGGGCAATTTCAAACAGCATTTGTCTGAGATTGAAGGCGACGGACTGCCGCCCGGTGTTAACGTGATGCGCGAGTTTGGCGTCACAGTTCGTAAAGCCAGTTAAATTTAGTAGGAGCTAGTTATGAGCAACGATATCATTGCAAGTTTGAAGAACGACCTCGCCATCATTGGTGGCTTGGACGAGGACACCAAAGCAGTAGCCGGTGGCGTTAGCGCTAATAAGCGCATCTCCATCAAGGGCGGCGTGTTCCGCAAGTACGCAGGTGGCAAGGAAGTTGGCGCTATCGAAGACCGTCACATGAACGTGATCTTCGTGAAGATGGCTCACCATCCGTCAAGAACTTTCTATTCTGGTGCGTTCAAGGAAGGCGAGAAGGTTTCTCCGCTTTGCTGGTCGAGCGACTCCAAGACCCCTGATCCGGAAGTTAAGGCTCCGCAATCATCCAAGTGTGAGACTTGTAAGTTTGCTGCGAAGGGTTCTGGTCAGTCAGGTGTTGGTTCGGCTTGCCGTCTGTCATGGCGTACCGCTGTTGTGCTGCCGCAAGATACGAGCGGCGATGTGATGCAGTTGGTTCTTCCGGCTACGTCCGTGTTCGGTAAGGAAGAGAATGGCAAGTGGCCGTTCCGTGAGTACGTGAAGATGCTTGCTAACCACAACATCTCTGCGGGTCGAGTGATCACGAAGATGCAGTTCGATACCAAGGCAACTGCTCCTCGCGTTCTGTTCTCGCCTGTGTCCGGCATCAAGCCCGATGACTTGGAAGTTCTTGCTGAACAGGCCAAGAGTCAGGCTGCCGAAGCCGCTGTGAAGTTGACGGTCTATCAGGCTGATGAGTCCGCAAGCACCGCAGCCAACGAGACTCCCGCTCCGGAAGTACAGGAACCCAAGGTTCGTAGATCAGCAGCCCCCGCTGCCGTTGCTACCGCCGAAGTTACCGATGTACTGAAAGAGTGGACTAAGAAGTGAGGTAGTCCGTGCCTCGTAGTTACAGTCCAAAATTTCTCTTCGCACTACAAGAGGCCGACCCGGCGCGACTCGGTGTCCGGTTAGGCCGACTGTGTGTAGAAGCGAACCTCCCTGCGTCCTATGTGGCGAGGGCGTTAAGCACGTCGCGTATCAGCGTCTACAACTGGTTCAGGGGTAGCGGGATTCGTGAGGATAAGCACAGAGTCATCGAAGCCTTCATGGATCTAGTAACCGAAGACATGAAGAACGGGATGCTCCCTGCGAAGAACGTGATTGACGCCAAACTCTACATAGAGAATTTGATAGGAGAAAAGATTTGAGGTGACTGGTTAGTCTATCCCTCACGGCGGGGGTCATTCCCCCGCCTTTTTTATCTCTGCGAGTTTTCAGATGTTAAAACAATTTTACGAGAAGGTATTGCCATCGCAGGGCGTGTATTGTGTGACATCGATTGATACCGATGGACAGGCTATCAATCGGTTCGCGACCACGCTTGATGAGTTAGTGGAATTGGTCGAGGCAGTTAAGGATGCAGGGAGTAACGCATTCGTTGCCTTGAGTACGTTTAGTCGGTGGAGTCGGAAAGGCGAGTACGCGCTGTACAGTCGTTCCTTCTTCGTTGATCTTGATGTCGATCCAGACAATCAGCGGAAGTACAAATCCAAGGACGAAGCACTTGCGTCATTGGAAGAGTTCTTACTGTTATCAAAACTTCCTCCCCCTGTTCGTGTAGATACGGGCGGTGGTATCCACGCGTATTGGCTATTTGATCAGGACATTCCAATCAGCGAGTGGAAGCGATACGCTGATAAGTTCAAAGGCTACTGCACTGACTACATGAAGATCGACCCGGCTGTTACTGCCGACGTGTCGCGTATTCTGCGTTGCCCAGAAACAACTAACTTTAAATACGATCCGCCTGTACCAACCAAGCTGTTGGATACGGATTTCGGCCAGTACAGTTTTGATCAGTTCAAGCAGTTCCTAGGAGAGGAACAATCAGTCGAGGAGATCCTTGCCTCGATTGAACCTGACCTGCCGCCTAAGCCAGACAATTTTGAATATGTCTTCAGGGACATCGTCGTTAAGAGTCTGACTGGACAGGGCTGCAAGCAGATCCAAGACATTGTGGTCAACCAAGCCACAACGTCTGAGCCTATGTGGAGAGCAGGTCTCTCTGTTGCGGTTCGCTGCGTGGATGGCAAGGAAGCCATTCATATCATGTCCAACAAGCATCCCGGCTATACATCAGAAAAAACAGAGGCCAAAGCGAATGCAACACTTGAAGCAACATGGGCATATGGATGTGACCGATTCGAAGAACTCAACCCCGGCGGATGTGACGGCTGCCCCTTCCGAGGTCAATTCGGAAAGTCAGGCCCAATCCAACTCGGACGAAAGTTTAAAGAAGCCCCGACAACCGACACGATTAGTGAAGAGGACGCAGTTCGGGTCGTGGAGAATCCCGAAGAAGTTCCGCTATTTCCTACCGCGATCCTACCCTATGTACGAGGAGTAAACGGCGGCGTATGGATGAAGCAGAAGCCGGAGGAAGATGAGAACGGCGTCAGGATAGAGCAGCCCCCAATCAAACTGATTGAGGATGACTTGTTTCCATTAAAGCGAATGAAATCCACAATTCATGGGGAGTGCCTCTTGATGCGGCACATTTCGCCCAAAGATCCTGTGAATGAATTCCTGTTCCCGATCAAGTTTGCTTATGCCACCGACAAGATGCGAGAACTCCTGCCTGAGAACGGGGTTACGTTCCCCCCGGCAATGACCAAGCAGGTGGCTGATTACTTTATTAAGTGGGACGAGTTCCTGAAGAAACAAAAGGCAGCAGAAATTATGCGTATGCAAATGGGTTGGACGGAAGATGGCAGTGCGTTCGTAACGGGCGCATCCGAGATCTCGCAGAATGGCAACGAACGTCCGGCCGCTATCTCGCCGTATATCAAGAACATCTCTCGGTTCTTTAAGCCGACAGGGTCATACGAGGTGTGGCGTCAATCTGTTGACGCACTGAACACGCCCAGTCTGGAGTTCATCGCGCTTGGTTTGCTTGCCGGGTTTGGTTCCCCGCTGATGCGGTTCACCTCTACCCCCGGCTGCACGATTGTTTATATGTCGCCGGAGTCGGGCGTCGGTAAGACTAGTTCTATGTACGCCGCGCTTAGTATCTTCTGCGACCCCTACTACGTCAGCCTCGCGGATGGATCTGCGACTGACAACGCACTGACGGGACGGTATCTCGCTATTCGCAATATCTGTTTCGGGTTGGATGAAGTGTCCAACATCGATAGCGAGGTACTGTCCCGTCTGCTCCATCGTATCTCAAGTGGCCGTGCCAAGTCACGTATGCAGTCCTCGGTCAATGCCGAACGCGAGATCGAGATGGGTGCAGCCCTGATCGCCGTCATGACTACTAACCAGTCTGTATACGACAAGTTACGCACGGTTAAGAAAAGTCCTGACGGAGAGATTGCCCGTACCATCGAGTTCCGCCTTGAGATGCCTGATGCGTTCCTGAACGACCCCGGCATGAGTAAGCGCATCATCGACCCGCTGAATACAAACTACGGGCACGCGGGACCGATGTTCATTAAACACATATATGAAAAGGGTATTGACCACGTAAAGGCCGTCATCGAGAAGTGGGCTAAGGAGTTCCGTGAAGACTACGGACATAACTCTGCATATCGCTTCTACGAGAATACGATTGCTTGCTGCTTTGCCGGTGGTGAATTGGCTATGGAAGCAGGGCTAATCAACTTGGATCTACAACGTATCTACCAGACTGTTCTTAAGTCCATGATCGAGATGCGTAAAACAGTCTTCAACCTGAACGGTACTGACTACAAGGCTTTGCTGGGTGAGTTCTTCAACCGCCATCACAGTGGGTATCTGATCCTCAACGACGGCAAGGTAGTAAGCGAACCCAAGATTGGCTCGGCTGTGGTGGGTCGTATCGAGATCCATAACGGCGTGGAGTACGTAGCCAAGTCTGAACTCCTCAAATTCTTGTCCGCACCGGGTCTGCAAGTCAGCCTGACTGCCGCCGAGAAGGCATGGAAGAAGGCAGGGCTATTGGTAGAGACTGACGGGGAGATAACGAAAAAGCAGCGGCTAACGACCGGGTGGAAGCAAGGTATGCATAAGAATGCTGTATCCTGCTACGTATTCAAGAACGAGTACCCGGAAGAGTTCTTCAATGAGAGAACCAATACTGAAGGAGCCTGAATGGATCCTTCCGTTTGAAGCGATGAAAGTGGGGGATAGTTTCTTTATACCTACGCTTCGCGCAACGGAGTTAGCCTACGTAATGGACACGCGAGCCAAGGTTGCCGGGATAAGAGTTAAATCCTATCCCGCGACTAAGGATGGTCACCTTGGCTTGCGTGTTTGGCGAACCCGTTAGAACAGAGGTTCTACTTCGCCTTCTAGATTGTAATCAGCCACGTACTTGTCTGCGGTCATTCGCAGATTAGCCGGTAGATACACGCCGTTAATTGCCTCGATGTCACGCCGCATTCTTTCGCGGAACGAAGCGCGGATCGTAGACGGCAGGATCATGTACTCAGGGTTCGCGTCGTTAAACTTAGTGACCGAGGCCATAGCCTCGTCTAGCGCAGTAGCGTCCCCTGCCTTCATTGCCGTGTAGTACTTGGTCAAGATTGCAGTGCGGCGGTTGCGGATCTTGTCTGATACTTGATACAGCGCACCGACTTGCGCTTGCTCAAGGGCTAGATCTGCCGGTGCAAAGCCAAGCACCTGCATGGCGACGTTCCACGAGCCGATATCTTCCTTGATCGGGAGACCATCCTTGGTCAACGCACCTTCCGTCGCATATCGCACGGCTTTGAACCCAGCACGAATGGGTGCAATCGGGCCACCCGCTTCGATGCCACGCCATATCTCGCCTTCGCCAAATAGTTTTATAGAACGTTCAGCGTTCTGAAGCAGACCGAATGTCGGACCACCAAGCCGCTCAAGTATGTACGTGGTGTAGCCAACTTCAGCAAGCCGCTTAGGATCATCTCGCCACAACAGGCCGTTGAAGCCGGTGCGTGAGGCGATGTCCAGATTCATGTATTCGTTGACTGGACCATTCAAGCCGAGGCTGCCCATCGACTCCAGCACTTCTTGTTGCAAATCATACGGCTCGTCATCGTCGCCCATAAGCAGCGAGGCCAACACTTCAGCGGCACCGAAGAGCGGCATACCCTTCACGCCAGCCATCATGTAGGTGAAGCCGTAGATACCCAACAGCTTACGACGTGCGATTGCTCGCTCTTCCGGAGTATAACCACGCACAGCGTCGTTGAATGCCCGGCCGATGTTTATCATCTGTGTTAAAGCAAACGTTCTAAACGTGAGCAACACTCGACCTAAGTTGGTTTGATACAAACGAGAAGCGGCTTCCGGTAGTACAGTGCCGTTGATGTTGTTATTAAGACGGATAGCTTCGTCGGCGGCTTCCTTAAAATTCTTACCGCTTTCAGTCTCTAGCATGAACGAGGAGAGCAACGTGACTTCGCGGTTGAATCGCTCGGAGTTTTTAAACACGTAGCCAAGGGCGAAGTTCGCTTTAGCCGTCAGACCCTCGATGCCTTTGATCTTGATGTCCTGCGCCTGACGCAGTTCTTGCTCGGCAGATGCACCGACAATTGAGCGATCCATGAGCAGGTTGAAGAACCGCTTGTACTGACCCTGCGCTGTATTGCCGAATGTGAAGTTACCATCGCTATCTACGCCACCCTGCGCGTACATCTTAGACGCACGGCCGATAGCAGAAATAGTTTTAGCAAACCCGTGCTTCGCGATCAGCGACGGGATAGTCAGCATCGGCACAGTAGTGATGTTGATCAACGCCGAAGATACGTTACCGGCGATACTGTAGATGTAGTTACCCGATGCAATGGCGTTAACCCACGGAGCGTAGGTCGGGTTGTATGAGAACTGTACGCGACCACGGATATCGTCAATCGCATCTTGCGCTGCCTTCGCAGACAACTTCGGTGCACCGGCATACTTTGCGCGTCCTTGTGGGGTCTGGATCGCTTGCTTGTAAGTCTCGATCTGCTCGGCTGCCTTCTTAAGAGTATTTTCAATTGGCAGTGAATACCGGAGGTTGCCAAGCTGGTACGCCATGCGGGGCATGGTCTTGTCGTACACATCAAGAACATCCTTGTCGAAACCCATCACACCGAACTGGACTACGCCGTCAGTGTCCTCCATGCGCTTACGCTTGCTTAACTCCATACGCAGAGAGTCAGACGGGAGCGAGTCAATAAACGCTTCGTACGCACCTTTCAGAATGTTGTCCTTAGCGGCAGGGTCAATACCCTCAGCGTCAATTCGCGCTTCAAGGTTACTGATCACACTGCCTAGGAACCCAGCAGGGGGCTGACCCGCGCCACGGATATCACTCTGCCTACTAGTCATTTCGACCGTGTCAGGCTTGGCACCTTGGGCAATGGCTTCTTCTAAACCCTTGCGTCGCGCACGGTCACTGTTGAAATTAGTAGATACACGCTGTCCGTTGGCATCTTCATACGAGAGCCAATAGTTACCCGTACCGCGAGTAAGCGGTGCATACATGATCAATCGATCACGCTCGTACACTTCACGCAGTTCGCGGACGACGCCACTACCAAGCTTGCCGCCATACACCTTCATGAAGATGTCTAGCTTCTCATCGCTCATGCTGCGATAGTCACCGTAGATACCGCTCTTGCCATCCTTAGACACGATGACATCTTGCAAGCGAGGATCGAGTTCGCGGAACTTCTTGACCACCTCGTAGTTCTTGCGATCTTGAGGGTCCAATTTAGCGAGCGGAGTCTTCTTGCTATCTACGTTTGCGACAAGCTTCATCAAGTTGTCGTAGATTTGTTTCTCTTTTGCGTTGAACGAAGCTAAAGCTCGGACTGGCACTTGGTAGAGGTTAATATCCGCAGCCACTGCAACCAGCTTGTCGTAAGCCTGTGGGTCAGACTTCTTTACCTCTTCGACCACCTTTGTGTAACCAGCATGGTTGTTAGAGCTTCTACGCATCAAGTTAGTTGTGTATGCAGCACGGATACCAAAGAGTGCGTCAATCGCCTTAACTCTAGGTGCAATACGCTCAAGCAACTCACCCATCATGGGCATCGAGTAGATCTTGTACTGTGCGCGGCGAGCCGAATCATTCAGGTCAGACAAAGCCCCGCCTACCTCAACACCAAGTTGCGGAGACCATTTGGGGCGACCTGCATTCGGATTGCTTACGGCATTGAGGATCTTGTTTGACTGACTGATCTGGAATTTCGGGGCAGCATCCGGCGGAGCGATTGGGTACTGCTTCTTTTTCGTAACCCGCTCAGAAGACTGCCGCAGGATCTGCGCTACGTCGTTGTCAGAGTAAGTACCCACGAAGCCCATGCCACGTAGGAAGTTGCGAATCATAGCCGCAACTCGCTTGAACGCAGCACGTACACCGGCATCCTTGATCGGACCGGCTTCAGATGCGGCGGCCAGAACTTCTTCGACGGCAAGAGAATTCATGTCGTCAGTACGAAGCTTGTTGTAGACCTCGGGGTTCTGCTTAAGCCACTCGTTGGCCTTACGTCGTATGGCCGGGTTAGTCTTGTAGATGCTGCCGAGTACTTCGTTCAGCCGCTTACCGTACAGTTGGCTAAGCCCGTAGTGCCCCAAAGATTCGTGGAACACAGTGCCCTTGACCGCAGCCTCACTAGGGGCACGGTCTGCAAGAACAAATACGTTGCCCTCGCTGTAGAAGCCACGCGCATCGGCAGGGATCTTTCCACGAAACTGCGGAGGAATAACAGGATCGTTTACATCCTTAGCCACGACGATGCTAGGCGGATTAGTCCAACCACTGATCGTTTCCTTGACTACTTCCTGTACGCGTTCCGGCGCAACCTGCGGAGTGATAGGCACTTCACCGCGTTGGGTGGCAACTTTGCCTTTTTGCAATCTATTAACTTCAGCATCATAAGCAGCAAACGCCTGCTCTTCATACCTAGTTGAGTTCGGCCCAAAAATATTTTCTTTTAAAGACTCTCGAATATTGTCTCTATTAAAATCTATACTTTCTTCAAGATCCTCGTAGTTATTTTGGTTAGCAATTGCATTTTCTGCAACACGTCTAGCAAAACTTTCTACTTCCGATACTTTCTCGCGCTCCGCTGCAACTTGTGCTTCGTATTCCGCATCAAGGGCTGCAATTTCCGCCTCAAGTTCATCTACAGTCTTTTGCGCTCCACGTTGAAATTTTGGCTGAGGTAAGCGCTGTATTAAATAGCCGCCCTCATCATCTTTAGCAATGACTCTAAATGTTTCTTCGCGGCTTTCGACTGTTTCTCCAAGATCCGGATCCGCGTATCGCTGCGCTGAAGCCTCATCAAATGTGACCCAATCTAAGTTCCTTGCCGGAATACTCTTCAAATCAATACCGGGCATTACCTGTGTACTGTCTTCGTTACCAAGTTCCTCAATCTCGTAGCGAATCACATCATCAGCGGTCATATCTTTTGGGAATAGTCCAAAAGTAGATTGTGAACCGCCTCTATATACGGTCTGTGTTTTGATTTCTGGCTCTTCTTCTCCGCGCTGAAACCTCAGTGCAGGCTGTAGTGCTTCTTCTCCCGCATCAGGCTGTTCAACAGCACGACTAGGCAGCCCCATTCCTGTGGCTTCAATTCCTTCAAGGTCGGGTCCTGCGGCTCCAACTCGTGGTAGAGGCAGTGGAGCGCTTCCTGTATCTGCTCCTTCGATAGATCCGACAAGGTCAGTTCGTGTATCCGCATCTTCGACTCCTTGTGGTCCAGCACCACCACGAACACGGCGTCCAATGGCGAGATCTGTAAGTCCCTGAATAAAGGCTCCGACGCCGAATCCGTAGGCTCCTTCTTCTGCGGCTCCTTGGAGTATGTCTTTGTCGGGGTTGTAGACCCCACGCTCGATGAGATTTTGTGCCACAGCAGCAGAAGCTTCTTGAGCAAGTTCCTCACCTCCGGCAGCCGCCGCACGTTTTACTTGGTCCAATATAGTGAGCGTCTCTTTACCGGGCAACCGGTCGAGGATTCGCACAATCGGAAACATCTCCGAGATGCCCACGCCCGCACCAAGTAGCGTGGCTAGACCACGATCATCTTCAGTGGCTTCTCCTGCCTCAGCACGTAATCGGGCTTCACCTGCCCCGGCCGCTGCACCCAATCCTCCACCAACAATGGCTCGACCAGCTAAACCAAGTGGACCTGCGGCTAAGAAAGGTAGAGTAGAGCCTAGGGCCTCGCCTGCTCTACCAGCTATAGATTCTTCGTAGCCAGCTTCAGGGGCCAAAGCTTCACGGGCTGGGCTAAAAAATTCTCCAACACTACGTCGGAACGCTGCTTCAGCTTCGTCAGGTAAAAGTGCGCCAGCACCGGTAGCAGCGGATTCAAGTAGTCCAATAGCGCCACGAGGGACACCCTTAAATGCCTCAGCCACCTGACCAGCAATTGTGGTTTCAGGGATTACGACCGGCTGAATTGGACCGGGTACGGGTGCGCTAGGTGCAGAAAGGAGTTCCCGCCGAATAATGCGTTCGGCTTCTTCAGGCGGGATATTGTCCGGAAACTCTACACTACGCCCGTCAGGCAGTTGGACTACATACGGCATAGCGGTTCCTTACTCTACGGGCACTAACCCCTTCGACGGATCATACCTGAACCGTGTTTGGATAGGCGCATTCAACCCTGTATCAGCAGGACCGGCAGCCGGAGCAGCGGCAATACCAACTCGGCGATCAGCATCGGCCTCAATAGCACGGAGTTTTGCCTGATATGCTGCGGCGGCTTTATCGTCACCAGCCTCCACTGCTGAATTCAATTTAGCTCGGGCGTTCATGTACTGTAAATCGTCGCCAAGAATTTTATTTCTCTGCTCAACACGACGCTGATTCATAGCCTCATCTCTATAAGCCGCATTGGCCTCAAGTTGAGCCGAGGTGTTCATGTTGGTCGCTTGAATTTTTGCAGCGTCATTCTTAAGCGCTTCGCTCTTGTACCACAGATCCGCTGCACGATTCTCAGCGTCAGCCCTTATAGCTGAAGCCTTGTCGTAATCGCCCATCTTCTCCATTTCTTGCGAGCGAGTCAGATCTAACTGCGCTTGGCGAAGTTGGAGTTGCGTTCGGCGATACTCCTTCTTGAGAGCCGTCATGGCCTCAGCCCCGGTCATGGCACCCTCTGCCATAGCACCAAGGAAAGTCGCACCGGGCCGAGACGCAGCCTGTGCCATACGGAATCCGATTTGGGCAAACGCCATGCGCTTATCCTCACCGAACTCCTTATCCAACTTCTGCTCCTGCTCAGTCAAAAACTTTGTGTAGTCCTGAGCAGCCTTGCCAATACCTTCCTTCTCACGGAATTTACGACGTTCTTCGTAGTAATCCTCCGTTGTCTTGCTTTCTTTTTTAGGCGCAGCAACTTGACGAGACGGACTCGTATCCGCAGCCGGTGCAGGGCGTTGAACTGCGCTTGGTGCGGCGGCAGGGGGTTTAGCCGGGGCAGCGGGGGGCTTAGCCGTACTAAATCCTAAGCTCTGAGCAGTAGCAGCAATTTCCATATCACGCTGTACTTTTACAGCAGCGTTTTTAATATTATCGATGTCTCTTTTAAGACCCCGAGAACGAAGCACTACCTCAAGCTGATCTTGCGCTTTTGAATCTCCGCTAGTTACAGCTTCAGCGTACCTATTTAATAAAGCCTCATTCGGTACATTCGTAAGGGCTTTAGCAAGAGGCGGCGTTGTATCCCTGTTACCAAACAGGAACGACAAGCTGGGTATAGCACCTTGGGATGCAAGAATCCCCTCTGCCATTTGATTAGTCGAACCACCATCTTGGAACGCGACGATCCCGCCACCTGCATAGGAAGCGTTGTTCATTACGCCGGTCGGAATAGAGCCAATACCCTGCTGCATTTGAGCAGCGGCTTGGGCGAGTTTGTCCCGCACGGTCGGCATCGGAGGCTGCTGTGGTTTGAAGTTACGCAGTTGTTGCTGCTGCGCCATCATCAATTCCAACTCTTGTTGCGGAGCCACGCCCATCATTTGATTCTGCTGTGCGTACGCAGCTTTCTGCTCAGGGGACATATTGCCTGTCGCCTTCATAACACCACGACCCATCTCACCGACCGGGTCCATCTGATATTGGTTAAGCATTACTTACCCCCACCAAAGAGGCTAGCAAGGCCACCACCAAGCCCAGTAATCTGACCAAGAACATTAGGCGGCTGCTGATACAACGTTTGAGTCGAAGCAGATGCAGGTGTACCGCGCAGGATATCCGAGAACCAGCCCAACTGCTGAAACGGCAGACGCTGTTGATCGAGGAACTGCTGATAACGATTGCTAAGATCCTGCTGACGCAAAGCCTGAATCGCCGAACCCGCGCCTTGCTGAGCCTGATTGATGCCCATGCGCTGCTGATACTCGTTCATACCCAAGCCACCAAGCGCCTGAGCCGCTGCAATCTGCTGCGCCAAACCCTGCATACCAAGTCCGGCACCGTATTGACGAGACTGTTCAGCAAGTTGTTGTCCAGCCAAGCCGTACTGTGCGCCAAGACCCGCACCCTGCATAGCAAGTTGGTTCAGGTTCTGAAGTTGGCTAAGTCCCATTTGCTGGGAACCCTGACGAGCCTGCTGGTTAGCCAACTGAGCCTGAAGTCGAGCAGCCTGCTCTGTGTTGAACTGCTGTTGTCCCTGCTGGAATGCGTTCTGCAATCCGGTCGCTTGCAGACTACCGAGTTGATCCTGAAGACCACGTTGCGCTTCGGCCTGAAGGATAGCCTCGCGAGTACCGCCACGCGCACCTGATCGGATGCCGGTAGCCTGAAGACCCGGAATCTGTCGCGAATAATCACGCAGTGCTTGCTTCTTCTGCTGCTCGACTACGCCCTGCATATAAGGCGACATGTAGTCCTGCGCTGCGCTAGGCCGTGCAAAAGAGTCAGTGCTTACACGATCATAGTCAAACGCCATCTCACGCATCTGCGGAGAGCGGAAGTAATTCTCAGCCTTATACGGATCGTACTTGCCCATCTGCTCAGCACGAAGTCCAGCAAGTCCGGCGAGTCCCGTCGCTTGATTAAGTTGCGAACTTGGTCGCATACCCGCGATGTCAGTGAACGCACGTTCTTGGAGCGGATTGAACTCCGCCACCATCTGATCTTTGTACGGCTGATACCCACGACGTGAAAGCTTTTCTGCCTCACCGAGCAAGCGTTCTGCATACGGCTTGGCCCAAGTCGGGATGTTGGTAGTAGTTTGGACTGTTTCAGTTGGTTCGGCCATGATTAACTCCTATTAAGCAGGCATGTACTTCGCGGGTTCTACTTCCGGAGCCTGCCTAGTACGACCGGTACGGGCTTTCCGTATGCGATCCATCATTGCATAAAGTTGTTTTGCACCGGCATCGGTCGAACCGTTGCCAAGATGTGAGACCACATCCGCAGGAATTACAAACTCACCATCAGCAAGTCGGGCTTCCTGAGTCCCATTAATGTTGGCCTTGATGTCGTCAGACATGCCGTCGCCAGCACCGTTGACGAGCTTACCACCAACAGCGTACTGCTGAAGGGAGCCAAGTCCACCGGCAGAGTAATTTCGAATACGACCACCGGCTCGCTTACCTTCTGGCATTTCTTCGTAAGAAATCACGCCGCGTCTGTTGGTACCACCGCCACCGCCACCTGCGCCACCCGCTCCTCCACCAACTCCGGCACCGGCAGACGGGTCCCTCAAGCCGCGACGATCACCCCTATTGTTCTCGGGTTTGCCTTCTTTTTTCTTCTCTTCTTCAGCCGCTTCTTTAGCCGCCTCTTCTTCAGTTAATTCTTTAACTGACACTTCTCCGACCGGCTCTTTATCCGACATCTCCTTCCAAATATCGTAGGCAACGCCAGCCCACGGGAACGCGGAGCGAAGCGCCTGCTCGCCAAGTTGAAGGGCAATATCTTTAGCCTTATCAATCTTTTCTTGTTTTTCGGCTTCGCGTTGCTCATCAAGGTTGCTAAGGATTTCGTCAACAATAGGTTGACTTGCGTCAGCAATTTCTTGGGTGCTTGGAGGTTGCACAAAACCCGGTTGACCAATACCACCAAGATCGCCAAATAGCTTCTGTTGTAACGCTTCAGCGTCCGCTTGCTCATCAATCGGAGTTATCGATATGACACCCTTTCTTTCAGGGTCAATATTGATCTGAGGCGGTTGAATAGCGTTTCTAAGAACCTCGTTAATATTCGGTTCAAACATATCCTCCGGCAGCACTTCCGGAGCAATTATCTGCTCGATAGGAGTGACTGATACGTCACCCTTCTTCTCCGGCTCAGTACTAAATTGCGGAGGTTGCACAGCATTTTTGAGAACCTCGTTAATGTCGGGTTCATACATGTCTTCCGGCAGAACTTCCGGAGCGATAATGCTCTCCACCGGAAGCACACTAACTGTCGGCTTCGGAGTGTCGATTGGCGTGGGAGTTTGGAACAAGTCTCCCAAATCGCTAGGTTTAGCCGGTGTAGCAATCGAAGTAGGCGGTGCCAACGGCTCTCTTTCAGTCGGCGGTTCTTGCTCCGGAGTTGTAGTCGGGGGTTGAGCCGGAGTACCTGCCGAACCCGCCGGGCCACTAGGCTCAGTCCCTGTCGGACCTTTAGGCTCCGCCTTGTCACCTATGATGTCTTTAACTGGTGGGAGCGCACCGTATTCCCAATCACCTGACGTTGGGTCGTAGGGCTTCTTCAGGCTGTCGCGCAAGAATGCCAAATACGATTCAAGTTCCGACGTGTCGCGGGGCGTATTATCCGGTGGAACTAGCAGACTCTCATAGTAGGACTGTAATCCTGCACGATCTTGCGTAAAGGGCGAAGCACCCGTAATCTGCTGGGGCAGAACTGCTTCAGGCGAAACCATAACAACGTCGCCACCATCGGCAAAACGCTCTTCGCCAGAAATCATGCCACCGTCTGCGTAGCCCGGATATTCGTCAGAGTAGTAGCCGGGTTTGAAATACCATTCGTCGTAACCCTGACCATACTTAGGATTACGCTCACCCGGAACATAAAAGCGAGGCTTCGACAGACTACCGGCAGTCGGGATCTTTTTAGGATCTTTGGTAAAGATATTTGCGAGTCCCGAAAATACAGCGCCACGAGAAAGGTCACGGAGTTCTTTACTCTTATACGGACCTTCAATAGCCGACATGAAGGCTTCCTGACCTTCAGGACGAGTAAGAGCCTTGATGCCTTCCCAAATCCCGTCACCACGGGCAGGTGCAGTAGTAACCGGAGCAACAGCGGGCATCGGCGTTGTGGTCTGCACCGCACCGACTTTTCTCAATTCTTTCATAGCCGCATCAACACTAGCGTTGCCACTAGTTTCGGGCTTGGTCAGATCACCATAATTAAGTAACTCGCTTTCTTTCAGGCCAAGTTGTTCGGCTAACGTCTTTGGAACAGCAGGCCGAGCAGCGGCAGCGGCACGAAGTCCTTCAGTAACCCTTGCACCGCTATAGGCAGTCAAACCTGCCCGCATACCCTTGTCGAAACTTCCTTCAATCAGGCCGGTAGCTGCGCCAACAACAGCGCTAGTCAGGGCAGGCCCCATCTTGTTGCCAAATAGCGACTGCAACCCAGCACCCGCGATAGCAGGAAGTAAGTTCTTCAACCAACCGGCCTCAACCAATCCCGTATTCGGATTAATTGTCAGCGAGCCACCCGTAGCGAGGGCAAGCGACTGTAGACCCTGTACCTCATCGGGGGTCATGTGGACTAGGACCTTATCGTCGCCTCGGCCCTGTGAGGCTAGTAGGGCAGCAAGCCCACCCTGTGGATAACCCTGATTCATAACACCCCCACGGGGTCAAGTTGGCTAAATCGTATCATTTTAGAAACCTATGTTCGATACCCAAGTGACCGTAATGATCACGGATGGGATCTGAGGAATGTTGCCGGATGCAGGGGCGGCGAGCAGGATCACGCTACTATCTGCCGACTGCCAAGCAATCTCAAAATAGTCCTCATTTTGCAGAGTAATCACCCAGTTCCAAGCCGCAACGATCTCGTTGTTAGGACCGTCGATAACTATTTTGGTAGCTGAATGCGCTAAGTTATTCCCATTAACCCGTAGCCATATAAATACGTCACTTGCACCGCCGCCCGTCTTGTCTAACTGAGCCGAGAATTGGATGTTGTACACAGCGGTTTCCGCTACGTATATACGGTTGGTATCTTTACTGACACTAAACGCCGTCTCAGCATCGTCGTAGATGCTATCCACTCGCATCAAATTAACAGCGCCTGCAACCGGATTCGTCTGCGTCGTCGTGTCGTAGAAAGACCCGTGCGGCTTCGGTGCATTAATTGCGTTTGCTATAAGATTGAAGAAAAGACGAAGTACGTTAGCAAATTGATCCTGATACCGACGCTCGTACTCAACCGGAGCAACCGGCAAGTTAGGGGCAGCAATATTGCGGATCTTGTTTGCCATCAGCGGCGTCCGTCTGGTCTAATATCAATACGCATCGCGCCCATCTGCCAAGCGACTCCCAAGTCCGATGAGGTCACACGGAAGGCCATCTGCCTACCCCTGATGCGGGTATAGACTTGTCCGGTATAAAGCTCAATCGGAATAGCCGCAGTCTCCTGCACTGTCGGAGAATCACCCTGCGTATACGGGGTACCCGAGTTCTGCCGCGCCCGTACCGAAAGCGTGACAGCCGGAGTGTTGGACGTAGACCCGTTGAAGTTCATGTCAGGCAGGATGCGCCAGACATATCCGAAGTTATGCCCATCACCGATGTCGAAGTCTGACGACTCAATGTAAGCCTCAATCGGCAGGATCTCCGCAGTTGAGCGGTCGTCGTTACCCACTTCGTGGTTCATAACTTGGTTTGGAACGCTATACACCACAGCACTGTACTGGTCATGAGAGGCCGCAGCGGTGCCGTCATATCCACGAGTACACCCAGTCAACGAGGATGAAGTCTTGCCGGTGTAGAAGATCTTTTCAGAGTCAATCGTCACGACGCCCGAGTTCGGGTATGACGCAGCATTGAGCATCGGGATGATATCTACGGTCGAATTAATCGCGTCCGATATATAAGACTTCTGATGACTGAACGCAGCCATCGGGTACTGACGCAGGGGTGAATCTAACCAGAATCCGCGCTCAAGATTGCCGTAGGCCCAAGTACGCTCAAGGTGGTTGTAGATCACATACCGGTTATTCACGAGGCTGTCTGCAGTGGGGTAGAACCACCAAATCTCGTTATACCCTTCGTTAGTACCGCAAACGATCTGCGCCAACTGATCCGTGTTGATGTTCGTAAAGACGAACTGACGGAGGGTGCAAGGCAGCGTCTCGACACGACCTGAGTATGCGTAAAACTTATCTGTACCCATCCAATAGGTAATGTTGTTTACCGTGATAGCAGCGTTTGGAGACGCGATAGAGATGTTCTCCATCAACAGACTTACGCCCCACACATACGGAGGGCCAAGATACTGCATGGAGAAAAGGGCAGCGTCTGTCCAAACAAGAAGCTCCTGACGAGTATCAATCGCATTGACGATATAGGACCCGTACGAAAGCCGGGTTTCGCCCGATTGGTTTAGCGTAGATGGCACCCAATCAAACGGATTGTCTGCATCCGACCACCGAATCAAAAGCGGGTCGAAGTCTTCCGTGAAGTTGATCGGGTTATACGGATTAGAACCGAACGCAATACAGAAGTTACCCGTACTAGAAGTCGAGACTTGATACGTATTGTTTGGAACGTGACGGCCTGAATAACTAAACGTGTAATTGCCTGACGAACCCGCCGTGGTTGCAGCCGAGATCGGTACAGAAGTACTACCAGCTATGTATGCCGTGGTGACATAAGTTCCCGCCGGGATACCAGTTCCAGAAACTACAGCGCCAGTATCAATACCGGTAGGATCAGTGACCGTAATCGTAGTAACAGCACTAGTAAACGTAGCTGTCGTAGTGTGTTTAGTTACCGTGTTGGCAAAAGCGTTCAGCGTGATGGCACGTGCCCAGAACGAAGTATCTTTTTGCCAATAGAAGATCGGACCCGAGCGAGGGTTAAACAGCAGGTTCTCGTTGTCGTTGTCTTGCGACCACAAGCGGATCTGGGATGCTGTAGTTGAGCCGATACCCCATCCACCGAAGCCCCACGGACCACCACCCCAACCAAGACCGAGTGCAAACACCGCATTACCGGCATTCAACTCAACTGCTGCAGTAACCGCCGCACCGCCACCTGAACCGGTAGAAGTGGCTTCTTGATTTGCACGAATCGTGAACGAAGTACTAGTCGGGGTAGCGATAACTTCAAAGTTACCGTTTAGGGTTACACCATTCACCACGCCACTACCAGATACGCCAGCAAAGGTGACGTAGGTTCCAATACTAATGTTGTGCGGAGCAGATGTAGTTACAACAACTGCATAGCTGTTTAGGGTGGTTGCAAACGGATCAGTCGGTAACGTGAGGTTATCGGCAATCGGAGTGATGTCGTGGTAGATGCCGTACAGTTCTACATAAAACTTCTGGTTGGTACCAACACCGAGAAGATTCTCACTGTCGAAAGTAACCCAGTTAAACAACGAACGGCATGTGCCGCTGTACGTGTACGTAGACTGATTGATCCACCCGCCGATCTTCTCAGGCTGTCCTGAGCGGAAGCGAATCTTGTCGCAAGCGTAGTAGCCACCCTCGTTCTGATACGTGGTGGTTTCGCGGTTTACGCCGGGGGTAAATTGAAGTTTCTGTAGTGGCATCACGCAACCCCTGACAAATACAAAGCACGCTCGTCCATACGGCGCTTAACCAGACCCGGTAGCACTCGTCCGCCACCCTTAGTCCATTTCATGAATTCTTCAGCAGCCGACTCAAACTCGCCCCGGTTGTTCTTCATCCGGAGACCAGACCGCTGAAGATTCCCCAAACCCACGTTGAAAGCGAAGGAAACGAGGCTGTCGAAGCGGCCTTGGCTATTAACAGCATTAGGGCAATATCGGGCCACGCCTCGCTCAAACCGCGCAAGGTCTTTAGCAAGTAGATTGTCCACTTCAGCATCTGACCAAATCCGTGCGTCTTCGGGCTTCAGGGAGAACTGTATCCGATCAGATACAGGTAGTTTTGCCTGCTCCGGATACAGAACGTGGCCGACACCAACCGTCCACAACTTAGCAGGGCACAGGTAAGGTTTTTTCCTTACTCCCTCGTGGTGCTTCACCATCCTGATTGTCTCAGGACTTACCTTCATCCCTTCTTACCGAACGCCTGTGTACCGAACCAAAACGCAATAATGCTGCTCAGAATCAGCATCTCGTCGTCCGAGAACACGTTCTCCATCGCAATCGCAAACGGGATACCGGTGGTGTAGGCATACCAAACACCCGCAATGTTGATAGCAACCAACTCCAATACAAAGATGTACGTCACGACCGGACGGACAGATGCACGGAGGTTAATCATCCATTGCGAAGCGCCTTTGCCGATTTCCATATCGTGCTGATACAGGGCAACGCGTTCTTCAGCCGCCGCTTGGATAGCGATCTGTTCGGTCTTGATCTCTTCGATATTCGCCTGAGCCTGAAAGCCACGAGCAGCCATCTCCAACTCACGCTCCTTCTGCATAGCAAGGATGGCAAGTTCATGCTTCTTATCCTGCCGGTCTTGGAAGACTTGGAGGATCTTAGGTAAGCCACCCGCAAGGAACGAGAGGAAAGTACTGATCATGGTCATCATTTCGCGGCCCTCACAACGTCATCGCCTTTAGTCACAGTCACATGGTCGCCATCAACATCGACTCGCATCGGCATTTCTTTGCGGTCCAACTTGTCGAGTTTGGTAATGAGTTCCTTAATGACAGCAAACTCAGGCTTCTCTTCTTTCTCGGAGGCTCCGGCGATGCCATTCAACATAGAGATAAGCGCGGTCAACGAAGCGCCGAGCAAACCCATAACGGCTGCAATCTTCTCCGAATCCAGAACAAGGCTAGACGCAACACCGATCACCACAATGATCGTGATGTATTTCAAACCGTCCTTGCCAATAGCTTTACCCGCTACGTCCTTTGCAGACGACTGGGCTTCCAGACGGTTGAGTTCCGCCTGAACCTTAGCTTTGAACAGTTCAATATCGGTGGTTTCGTGTTCCATTCTTATCTCCACTTAGGTCCGTCAAACCACGAAGCGATTGAGTAGCGCTTACCGGCTGTTACAGGCAGCGCCGCATGACGTACAAATGAGGGGAAGAAGATAGCCGTGCCTTGCTGCCGCATATCTTCATGATTCGGTTGATGCTCGACATGCTCAAACACCAAGTCCCCGCCCTCGTACGTGGCAGGGTCAGAAAGCTGAATCACGCAAGAAAGTTTGCGGTGGTAGTACGGGTCGCCGTTCATATAGAAGATGTCATGATGAGCCTTGTACTCACCACGGTTGGCGCTGTCGTACTCAGCAATTTGGTAGTAGTCGAGCTTACTTATGTGCAGGTCAAACCAATCTTGGTTCGCACGGATGGCTAACTTCCACATCTCGTCAAAGAAGTAGTCGAGTTCAGCATCGCCCTTGTTCACGAAACGGATGTTGGAACGACGGAAGGAATCGTCCTTCTGAATCCCCTCAGCAGTGCCAATCTTGGCCTCGCTAGGCTCCCGACGCAGTGCCGTGTCGATAATGTGCTGGCAGTAATCCGCCGGGAAATACGACTTGAAGTAACACCATTCGCCTTTCATTAGAAGAGTTCCGCAGACATATCTACGCTCACAGAGAGTATGTCCGTAAAGTTAGGGGTTCGAAGTCTGAGCGTGGAAGAAACAACATTACTCCCAACCGCGCCTGCTTGCTGCACTGTCCACTGCCTGCCAGTACTGAGTACAAGGTTTGAGTTCACCGTGCCAAATGAGAATGACCCAAAAGTCGGGGTATCCATGAAGGCATAGTACTCGGAGTTAGAACCAGAAAGCAGCCAACTAAAGGACAAAAAGTTGGTTTGTGGAGTAAGCGAGTCCGAGTAATAGTAGTTAGCAGTGCCGCTACTAAGCAGTTCTACGCCGACTTCGGCATAGGAACTCGGATCGTTGTAGTTGGATATATGGTTTAAATTGATCGTAGTTAGGGTCACGCCGGGGCTGAACTGCACCCAAGAAGATCCATTCCAGACCTTCCCGGTTACAGGAACCCACGACGACCCATTCCATACTTGGATCTTCGCCGCCATCGTCCAAGCTGATCCGTTCCATACCTTAAGCGGCATGTTGACCTCTTAGATTTGGAACCAAACGTCGCCCGCGTTCGCGGCAGTTGGCGTACCGCTCGTGACGAAGACCTGACCGCCGCCCGTGTAACCAGAAGTTACGTTTCGCAGGTAGTTTGCGCCAGTTGGACCCGGAGGACCCGGAGGACCCACAGGACCAGTTGGGCCGGTAGGACCAGTCGGCCCCGTCAAACCTTGAATACCTTGAGGACCAGTTGGACCTGTCGCGCCGGTAGTACCTGTTGGGCCTGTTGGACCAGTCGGACCGGTCGGGCCACGCGGAATCGTGAAGTTAAATATAGCCGCAGTAGACGTACCGGAGTTAGTTACCGATGCGCTAGATCCTGACGGACCAGTTGTAGTCGTGCCGACCGTAATCGTGCCTGACGGACCTGTAGCACCAGCCGGACCAGTTGGACCCGTAGGACCAGTCGGACCAGCAACACCTTGAGGACCAGTCGGACCAGTCGGACCCGGAGGCCCAGCAGTACCAGTCGGACCAGTAAGACCAGTCGGACCCGGAGGACCCGGAGGGCCAGCCACAGTTGAAGCAGGGCCAGTTGGACCTGTCGCACCAGTCGGACCAGTCGGACCAGCCGGACCCGGAGGACCCGGCACAGTGGAGGCAGCGCCAGTTGGACCCGGAGGACCAGTCAAACCAGCCGGACCAGTCGGACCTGTTGGGCCAGTCGGGATGGTGAAATCAAATACCGCTGCCGAAGTGGTACCGGAATTCGTGATCGCAGCAGGGCTACCCGCCGTACCCGTTGTAACCGTACCGAGTGTAAGAGTGGCAGCGGAACCCGTAGGACCTGTAGCACCCTGCGGACCAGTAGGACCCGGAGGACCCGGCACGGTTGAGGGTGAACCTGAAGGACCCGGAGGACCAGTCGGACCAGTCGGACCCGTAGGACCAGTCGGGCCTATCGAACCAGTTGGACCCGTGGGACCTGTCGGAATGGTGAAGTTAAAAACGGCAGCGCTTGGCGTACCGGCATTTGTGACCGATGCTGAGCCACCAGCAGGACTAGTCGTGGTCGTGCCAACCGCTACAGTAGCAGCCGTACCTGTCGCACCCGTAGGACCAATCGGACCGGTCGGACCAGTTGGACCAGTCAGACCAATCGGACCAGTTGGACCCGTTGGACCAGTCGGACCCACCAAAGTCGTGGCTACAACAATATCGGTACCGTTGCAGACAAGGATCGTCTTAACACCATTAGCGACCGAAACACCGGTCTGGCCCGAGACTTTCACCGTGACGGCAAACCCGCCCGTGGTGTTGTTGTAAATAAAATACAGTTTTCGGTTGTTGGGGACTTCAACAACTCTAGCCGCCGTCAATGCGCCGGTTAGTTCGATATACATGTTACGGGCTACGCCGGTAGCGCCGTTCGGGATCGTCAGAATCGTGGGCGATCCACTGTCCGTAACAGCCTGAGTCACATATCCGGCAATCGACTGCTCAAGCAGGGTGCCAAGATTGGTGTTGGTCGTAACGCCCCAAGTACCGGACTGCTCGCCAGTACCGATAAGTTCGATGCCAAGATTATTGCTAAAAGTAGTCATTATTCACCCCTACAAACGGCTTCAGCCGTCAGGATCTAGATCAACCCACGTTGTTGTTTGCGAGTCGTCCACGGGACTCCAGCTAGACCCCTGCGTATCATCAACAGCAGTCCAACTTGTAGTCTGGGCGTCGTTCACCGGGTTCCAAGACCCGGTTTGAGAATCATCCACAGCTTGCCATACCGAGCCTTGGCTGTCATCTACCGGATTCCAAAGGAAATTTCCAGCTACAACGTCCACTGCCACGGCGCTATCGGCAAAGGCCGACACGAAGACCATCCTCGTGAACGCAAAGTCCTGCGCCATGGCCTGAACAGCAATTACGGAATTAAAGATACCTTGGGCAGAAATCAGGTCAGATACCGTCCCGACCTCGCTAATTTGGGCATTAAAGCCCTGCAAGGCAGACATGGTTTCGGAACCGGTGACGGATTCTGCGATGTTGGCAGGGTAGGTCGTCGTGGCCGAAGTCGTTTCTGACCCCGTAGCCGTATCCGACACCGCCGAGATAAAGGTCTGATTCGCTACCGCGCTATCCAGTACCGTGACCGATGCCGCCACGTTAGTGACGAAGACCTGCGTGGCGCTGATTACATCGTACGAGGTGACTGCCTCGGTGACGCTCGCCACGAAGTCCGCAACAGAGATGACCGTATCGGTGGCCGTAGCCGACTCTGCGATGAGCGGGGTATGACCTTGGGTAGCGGAGGTAGTATCCGTCAGAACCACGCTATCTGAAAATGCAGAGTTATAAATGCTGTCAGCCGCGAAGGTGTTCTCAGCAACAACCGCCGTATCGTCGAAGGCGACGTTGACTACTAAATTTGCAGAGTAATCGTCAGATCCGGTTGCGAACTCGTCAATGTGAGAGTCAAAGTCATACGCAGCGGATACGGTATCTTGGATGGTCAGGGTTTCAGCGATGGCTGATGGAATTACAAGAGATGCAACAATGTCGTCCTGTCCCGTCGCAGACTCGTCAACGGCGGTATTAAAAACACCCGAACCGACAACGGCATCCGATCCCGACGCAGAGTCAGATACAGCAGAATTAAGGTACTGCTGAAATCCGCTAAATGTCCACGCCGAGATCGGGCCGTTACTGAACATTACTTAGCTGCGGGAGGGGCGCTCGGCTGTTGCGGTAACTGAGCCTGAGCCTGCTGTTGGAGTTTGCCAAAAAGACCCGCGACCTGTTCAAACGGCATCTTGGCAAGAGCCATGAAGATCACGTTGGCTTCGTCTACAGAAAGATCATCAAACTTAATCTTGTTCATACCACTTCCTTTGCGCCGGTTTGCGACGTATTTGTCTAATTCAGGATTAGCCACAATCAACCCTGTTGCTGAGAACGGGCAATCGCAGCGGCTATAAGAGTATCACGCTCGGCTTCAGGTAGTTGAGTCACCAAAGCCTCATAGACCCGGAACGACTTACCACGCTCGGCCTTTTCAGTCTTGATCAGATAGCGCAGCCGGTCCCGGTACTGATACTGGGAAACGATGTCATCGAACTCATCCGGCACCAGATCAAGTGTAGCCGTCTTGTACTGTGCCAAGTGGCTCGGCCATTCGTCCTCGGGGAGCGCCGCCAACATCGCCGTGTAGTTAGCAATGTTGATGTCGTAGGACATGATTTCCTTCTCTCGCATGACGACGTTGTCAGCAAGGATGTTGTATTTGTCTGCGTTAGATACTGAGTAGAACATGTTGCACCTTTAAAAAAACGAAATTCTATTTCCCGGTATACCCGGTAATGTAGCTGGGTCTGAGAATTTTGAACCAAATCCTGAAGCGGTGGTCCAGTTATAGATTAGAACACCCGGTGACGTATCAGAAACTATACCAACTGCATTGCCAGCCTGTGAGAAGTCAACCGCGTCAGCGTTACCCGTCGCCAAGGTAGCAGGATTAGAATACTTAGTGCCGAATCCTGTTGACATGCTCCAAACATAAGCATGTATATACGGCGTAGAACCATTAGCAATAACAATCGCATCCCCAGATGGACTAAAATCTACCCACCTACTAATGCCCGTTGCAATAGCCGTCGAAGGATTTGAAAATGCTGTTCCAAAGCCACCACTCCACGGCCACACAAGTATTCTTGGGGCGGCTGACAGACATCTAGCTAAAACAGTACTACCACTAGAAGTGAAAAATTTAACTCCGTATGTACTGCTAGTTGGATTTGAAGCGGCGTCAGAAAATTTAGACCCATATCCACTAGCAGATGTCCATGCGTATACAGTTATATTTGGCGCTGTCGTTAGATTTCCTACAGCAAGGGCAGCAGAATCTGCTTTAAAACTTAATCCGTAAGAGCTTCCTGCTGGCAGCACCGCAGGATTCGAGTATGTAGTCCCAAACCCCGTTGAATTGTTCCAAGGATACGCTCTCGTATAAGGAGAATTGGTCGGGAAACTAGCGGCTATTGAAGCGTTGTCAGGACTAAACTCTAGCCCATACGGTGCGCTTTCAGGTTGAGTAGCAGGAAGCGCGTACTTAGTCCCAAATCCGCTAGATGACCACACATAAGTGGCAGTCCTACCTAAAGTGGTACCGCTATTATTAGTTCCTATAGAGATAACGGTAGAAGTTGAATTTGTTGTTATTCCGTAGCCAAAAGTTGAAGTCCAGTTGGCTGGTATCGCGTATTTAGTACCGAATCCACTACCTGACCAAGGGTATGCGGATAGTCCTAAACTAGTGCCTTGAGACGCCCCCGTCGCTATATATTTTGCCTGCCAAGTCTTTCCACGAAGGTCATTCATGGAAATCGTACCCGATGGAATACCTGCCAACGCTCTTACATCAGCATTGTTAAGGGATATCTGCGCGGTGCTGGAAAAACCCAACTCCACGTTGACATCGGACATCGAAATTGTGCCGGTAGGTGTAGTCACCTAACCACCTCGACTTATGCGGCGGGGGTCGGTCCCGGAGGTGCAGGCGGACTCCACGGGAATTGGCTGGTCGGGACAACCGGGTCCTTCTCAAGAGCAATCTGCTTCATGATCTGCTCGTTGACGTGATCCCAGTACGAACCAACCACAACCGCCTGAATCCAACCAAGCACTTGCGCCTCAGTCAGTTGATCGTACGGGGTGAAGTCCGGCTGCGACGGATCAGGACTAAATGGGGTAGCACCTGAGAAAGTACCCTTATTACCGTCTTCGTCCGTACCCGTGCAAGTCCAACGCGACTGCACCACGTAGTCTTGGTGATCGCCCACCGTCGTCAGGGCAAGTTCAGTGATTGCCCAAGTGTATGTAAGAGCCATTAATGTAACCTCGATTTCAGAGTTTCAACTTCGCCTTTGAGTTCCTTGATTGCTTCGATGAGCAGAGGAACCAACCGCTCGTAGTCAATTGTCAAATAGTTTGCACTAATCGGGGCGTCAGTGACAATCTCCGGAAGGACACGTTGGACCGCCTGTGCCGATACACCGACCTCGCGCTTGGCCTTGTAGCCGAGCTTTTGGGCAACTTCGTTGGCTTCGTAGTAGAAACCTTCTAGCTGATCCACCTTCTCCAAGGCATTCTCAATCTTGCCAAGATGCTTCTTCAGCCGCTCGTCTGAGTAGTATGCAACAATGTTACCGGCAGCGCGGATTGAGTCGCCCGTTGAGTTAAAGTCAGCGTAGTAGCCGGTGTTGTTAGCGTCATAAAAAACAGGAGCGCGCATGTCGCCCAAAGCAACAACTACACCGTTACTACCATCAAGGTAGATTACGTTAGCGCCGTTGTAGGTACCGCTGTTTATCCAAACACGGGACGTAGTGGTACCGCCGTTACTTCCTGCGGCGATGTAACCAGAACTTGCAAGGATGTTTGAACTACCAAACCAACAGCCAGATGAGAACGCGGAACCTTGGTTGATACGAAGATAACTATCTGATGTCTCAAGCGCATTTTTACCGTTACCGGCTAATGCGTTAATGTTACTAGTGCTAGCAGGATCTAAATAAAAGCCGGTGTTGTTGCTGTCGTAGAAGATGGGGGCACGGAGACTGCTTACATGCTCACCAAGTGAATCGTTAATAGTAAATTGGACTACTGAACCAGTATTTCTAAAGAAGTGGCTAGTGTTGTTGTAGTAGTTGCCGGGGTCACTAGCGTTACCGACCCAAATTCTAATTGACCCACTCGCATCATGAATTTGATTGTATACAGAACTGTTTAAAGTAAGCGCCGTATTACCGGTAGACAAATTTTGAATGATCGACGCACGTACTGTATTTAGGATTGAAGTACTAGCCGGGTCTACGTAATAACCGGTGTTGTCGCTGTCGTAGAAGATGTTAGATCGGACGCTGTTGTATCCATACAAAATACCATCAACTTCCATTGTTGACGGGGTACGCAACCCACGGAGGTCGCCGCTGACGTATGTAAATGACTCAGTTGTGGTCTGAGTAGACGACCAGTTGCCGGTCATATTCATGATGTTGTCGTAGAAGCCACCGTTGTGAATCTTGCGAAGCACAATGGTGCCGTATTCCCACGAGGAGCCAGAGGTTCCAAATACGACGCAGAACCTTCCGTCTTTGACACCAAGACGAACTTGCTTGTCCGTGAAGCCTACAACGTTACACCCAACGTTGTACCAAGATGTTGACCAGTTATGACCTCCGACAATGACGGTCGCAACTCGCGGCGAGTTATATTCATAGATATCAAACACCATGTGAACCATGCCGTAGTTAGCGGTGGTTCCGGGCAAGTAGAAGATGACCATGCCGGTCGATCCGCCACCTGCACTCCAGTTAACGTTTGGGCGTCCAAGGTTATTACCCTGCTCAAGGTGGGAAGCAAGGGTCATCTGACCGGCGTTACTAATACCTGCAACGTTACCTGTGCTTATGTTGCGGAAAATCCAGCCACGGGCCGTATCATTATTCATCGTAAAGTACGTAGCCCAATCGCCAGATACAGACCCGTACGTACCAAACGTACCTGTACCTTGGAACATCAAACCGTAGGTGGGTTCACCGGAAGTGTATCCACCGTATAAGGAAATTCCGAACCCGTTGTTACTCGCCCCTGACGGGTTTACTCCAATACGAGTTGCATTAACAGCATTTAAGTTCGTAAAGCTGGCTGGATCTACGTAATAGTTGGTGTCGTTACTGTCGTAGAAGATGGGTGCGCGAAAAGATCCGTTCGCATAGCCGATAGCGCCAGTAATTGTGTCGCCGCTAGATTGGTCCACCCTAAATTTTTCGTAGGCGGTGCGAAGGCCACTAGACCGAGATGGAACAGAGAATGACCTTATACCGCCAGTACTGCTTTCCGCAGTAAATGAAAATATGTTGTTCGGGTTGTCATGCCACAAACCCCAACCAGTAAACGGCTCATAGTCGCAAAATATGCCCGTCCAACCTTCCCCTGTGGCCTGCTGAATAGCAATTGCACCACCAGACGACGAAGTGCCGCTAGCATTAACAAGCAATCCAGCTAAGTTATAAGTAGCCGCATTTACTGAGCCATAAAAATTAGCCGAAGTTGAAGCGTTCGGGTCTACGTAATAAGCAGTATTCCCCGAGTCATAGAAAATCGGCGCACGGAAGTCAGATGTAGCGTAGCCCGTGCCGGTAAGGTGTAATGTATAAGAAGGAGAGCCGGATAGACCTATACCAACAAAACCGGTGGGCTGAAGCAGTAACGCGCCGCCGCCCGGTGTAAGACCACCAAGGGTATCAACACTAACGTAGAAATTAGTGTTACCGGTTGATGCCGCAGGGTAGATACCAAATACAGTACCGGAGCTTGCTCCAACAAAATCTTGAGTTTGGAATGCGCCTGTGTACGAACCCGTAACACCACGTACAGTCAGCTTGCCGCCAAAACTTGACGAGGTATTGTTGACCAGCAACTGCGTCGTATAGAGAGCAGTGCCATCAAAAGTCAGGTTGGCCGAACCCGCAGCGCTACCGCTTGAGTTATAAATAACCTGCGTATTTGATCCAGCAATAGGACCCGGCGCACCCGTAGGACCGGTTGGACCTGTTGGACCCGTAGGACCTATTGGACCTGTTGGGCCGGTTGGACCCGGAGGGCCGGGAACAGTTGAAGGAGTACCCGCAGGACCGGTTGGACCGGTTGGACCTGTTGGGCCGATTGGACCTGTTGGACCCGGCGAACCTGTTGGGCCTGTTGGGCCGGTTGGACCCGGAGGGCCGTCAGGACCGATAGGACCCGTTGGACCTGTAGCACCGGTTGGGCCGATAGGACCAGTTGGACCCGGAGGACCGATAGGACCCGTAGGACCGGTTGGACCAGAAACACCAACAGACCACGTACCGTCACCACGCCAGAACGTAGAAGACGATGCGCCAGTACCGCTATTTAAATTAGTAACCGGCAAGTTACCGGTCACGCCTGTCGTAAGCGGGAGTCCCGTGGCATTAGTCAGCACGAGAACGCTAGGCGTATCAAGGTTTGGCGTAGTTAGCGTCGGGCTGTTAGAAAGAACAACGTTGCCCGTACCCGTCGAAGTCGTCGTACCCGTGCCGCCATTCGCAACAGCAACCGGAGTAGTCAGACTAAACTGCGTACCGCTAAGAGTGAGTCCCGTACCCGCTGAGTAAATCTGAGCAGACGAAACCTGAGCAAAATTAATTGCCGTAGTGCCAAACGTAATCGTGCCAACGGTATTACAAACATACGTCTCACCGGCACCGGTATTACCTGATGTGATGAAAAACGCATCGCCATTACCAAGGCTGGTAGGACTCTTCAGCCCATAAGTATCTGCGTCACTAGCGCGAGTCAAAACCCACGGAGTTGATCCATCCCCAACAACCGTTACGACATAGACGCCGTTCTCAAACGCATTGGTCTGGTTGTAGATCAGGATTCGGTCAGTTACCGACGCCGTAGGGCCATCCGGAGCAAACGCAGCAAGCGTGCCAGCATTCGTCAGCGTAGCGCCAACACCTGAAGAACCGTTGTTGTACGTGGCAGTCAGGTTGCCCGTCGTGCTTGGAACTTCGTACTTAACGGGTTGGTGGTACGTGATGCCTGACGAGACGAGGTTGTCTACGTAGGCTTTATTTGCAATGTCATTAGCCGATACAGGCGTAGTGCTAACTGTACCGGTTGTGGTTGTGACCGAAGTAAACGTACCGGCAGCGGGAGTAACCGCACCAATCGTACTGTTCTCAATCGCAATCCCGCTGACCTTACCGGCTGCGTCTTCGTAGACAGCTTTGCCTGCCGGGTAATCACAGAAGACAAACTTCGTACCTGCCGAGAAGTTGACCGCAGTTCCGCCATTAGAAGAAGCGAGAACGGTATCACGAGATAAAGTCGTACCCGACAACGTATACGTGCCGATGCCCACTTCCCACTCGTTAAGAGTTTGGTGAACAATCGTGTAATACGTCGTATTCCCGTCGCCAATAACAGCGAAGGATTGGTAGCCGTCAACCGCACCGGCAAGGGCGATTAACCCAGTACCGGTAGTAGTTGTCGTCTCGTTGACGCGATCAGCAAGTACGAGGGCCATATCAGGCCCCCATCAATTGATCTTCCGTAAACCAACGCTGCTGAGTTTTGCCCTCTGCATCGACCCACTCAACGAGGTAGAAAATAACCCCGTCCTCGGTCATACGAAGAGCAACAACCGGGCCTTCTGGCACGACAGCGTTTACGCGAACTCGGTCGCCTTTCTTAAACATGATCTACTCCTTAAGCGGCATCAAGGCTGAACGTGTAGGTCACATTCAGAGTATCACCCGAAGAGACGCTGCGGTCGCCGGGGGCTTGGAAATCCGATGCCGAAAACAGAATACCCGTAGTGCCGCCCTTCGTGTTGTTGCTGATCAAGAACGCCCCACCAACCACGTTAGTCGCGTTGATGTTGAACTGCGCCGGGGTAAGCGTGTTTGAAATGACAGACGGGTCAGCAATCGTAGCCGAACCAAACAAGCAAGCCGGACGAGTCGCGTTGCTGTACGGAGTGATCTCCGTCCAACCAATATGCGAGGACGCCGTGTCCGAAGCCGCCGGGTTGTTCGACGAAGCAGCACCGTAGAGACCGATGTACCACGCAGCCGTGTAAGACGTACCGTTGAAGTACTTGTCGTTCATGTCCTGAAGACCAACGTTCACCACAAGGTTGTGGGACTCAGCCGACCACTTCAGGTTGCCCTCGCTGTCGCGGCACTCAAGACGAAACACACCGCCAGCACGGGCGTTCTCGCCCGAGCCGAGCAACTTCTCCAAAGCAGCGCCTACTGCGTCTGCTGTCTTAGCCTTTTCGTTAAACATCTCAATAGCTCCTTAAGTAAAGCGTAGCAGCGCAGAACTCGATGTGTTCGGGGGCATCTGCACCGTGAACGTGCCACTAGCCGTCTTGTCCGCGCCAAAACTCAAGACAGCGATAGACTTGTTGCCCTTGCTCGCGTTGTAGATCAAAGCCCCTGCCGTAGTGAACGTGGCCGGAGTCCATACAACGTTGTTGAAGGTAACGTAAACGATACCATTCGATGCACTAATCTGTGCGCCAGTAATAGTCTGACCACCTGCGGAATACCCCCCACCTGACACTTCAGCAGTCGTCGTATACACAGTCGTGTCCTCGTTGATATTGGAGGAGCTTGTGTACAACGCCATCTTGATCGTATCCGTCAGCAAGTTATGAACTGCTTGCAGCATCTCCTGCCGGAAACTGATCGTTTGTGTTTGAAAGATAGCCATTAGCTATTTACCGGTAGCCGAACCTGTCCAGAACGATACGAGTCGCGGCGGTTCATTCCATCGCCAAGGCGCATCAACTGTTGGATGGCTTCCTGATACTTCTGCTCGTAGTACTGCATCATGTCAGCCTCACCCTTCAAGTAGGTGTAAGCCTCGCGCAGTGACCCGTACAGCAGAACGTTCTCAAAGTTGTCACCAAGCCAAGACGTACCCGCCGTAACAATCGACTGTGGATAGTAGTAATAGTGCATCTCGACCTGATAGGCCGTATCCGGGGTCGGCCCCAGAATCAGCGTATTGTCGTCGAAGATTGCATAGTACTTCGGCATCCCAGTATCGGTCGGACTCGGGTATGACTGCCGGATGAAGTTCACGTCCTTATCAAGCAAGAACTCTTGAACCCCAGTAACCGGCGTGATGACAGCCAAAGAGAACGTCGCAAGCCAGTCTGAGGGCAACGTAAGATACTTGTTACCGAGACTTAGAGTGCCTATCTGGTTGCGACGAATAGCGGGAATCTGAACCGTGTTGTATACGCGCTCTTCCGCAAGTTGTACGAACGTAGGAATGTTCGCCACGAACGACGTTTCAGTCGATTCGCAGTACTGTTGTATCAACGTTGTAAGAGTCGCGTAGTTCATCGACTATTAACTCCAGCCTGCGCGGACCTTACCGTTGTTCTTAAGGTTGATCTGCGAGACGAACTTCTTGCCCTTGGTGGCAGCGCCAGCACCACGCATATCCATGTGCGTAACGCCTTTGTTGACATCCTTCTCAGGGTAGCCGTTCTCACCGGTTGAGTCGGTGTTCGGCTTGATCTTGCCGCTATCTTTCATGTGACTTACCTCGGGCCACTGCTCTTACGCACCGGGCTGCGCTGATTCATGACCTTCGCCATGCCGCGCCCGTACTTCTTCATTTCGCTGTTGGTCTTGCCACCAGCACGAAAGCCCTTAGCGTTTTTGCCGTGAGCCTTGTTCGCCGGAAGTTTGGCGTGTTCCTTCAAAGTCATAGCCATTTTCAATTCTCCTAACTAGCCGTTACATCGCCCACTAAACATTGGGCTACTAGATCATTCGGGGTAAGCCCCGCGTCATCGGCTCTAGCACCACCTACCGGTGCCCAGCCCCATTGAATCATTCTACTACCACCCGCGCCATTATTGCCGGGTTCAAAATAGCTCAAGTCCGGACGAGGGTTTCGCAAAGCCTGCGGGTCATCAACCGGGTACAGACCAAGTGACAACTGCGGCTGATCAGCTTCCCAACACTCCGAACAAACCAGAATATTCACGTTCTTGGTCTTGATGACCAAGGACTTCAGTTGGCGGAGCTTGTACCGAAATCCACACCGGTCGCACTCCGAAAT